TTATCGCCACGTACAGTACGAATGTAATATGGGTTATGCCGTGCGTGGATACCTGACGCTGCATCAGTAAGTTGAGACACAGTACCGCTAGGCTTTACACACGTAACTGCAGTAGACTGTGGGATTTTAAGTTGCTTCGCCATAGCTGCATTTGTCTGCACTGCAGTATCACGTAGAACTTCTAGCATCACTTCAAGTTTACTACCTGTTGTGGATGTCAGCTTGTTGTCCATGATGCCTGTCAGCGACACACCAAGCAAGCGTTCTTCTTCTGTGTTCTTCTTCCATACATTACGCAGATACTTGAAGTTAGTCAACGTAGCTTGGAATGTACCAAGTATAGTGGCTAGGCGTACCTTTTCTTTGAGTGTGTCTACTGTGTCACTCTCACGCACAACTACCTCTGACAAATTACAGAACTGGTATGGACGCAAGATAATTTCACTGCAAGGGTTGCAACCGAAATCATGTTCTGTTTCACGTCTGCCATTCTTAGCAGCTTGCTTGATAGCTGACTGCCTGTTGAAGATGCCACGCTCACCTGACTTGCTGTCGTACAAAGACAACCACTCACGCATAAATGTACCCATCTCAGGCTTAGTCTTGTATGCGACAGAGTTATTAGCCAGCGCACGTTGTCCTTCATTCTCCCACCACTGACCAGACTTAGCATGTGCCATCTGGTCATCATTGAGATTAGACAATGAAATCAATGCACTACGGCGTACACCGCCTACGACTACCACTTCACCAATCTTGCACATGATGTCGTGACACTCGATTGGGTAGAGCCTACGTCCTGCCGCACCCTTAAACTTCTGTACAACAAACTCAAATAACTCGACTAGCGGCTGTGGTCCTGATGCCCTACCACCAAATGTCTTGAGGCGTTCACCTGCTGCACGTACCTCAGACACATCCCACTTAGGAATCTGTCCTGTATACAGCATAGCAATCAGTTCTTTGAGTGACTTAGCCCAGCCCGGACGACTATCACCTACCTTGATTACTGTGTCTGTATGGTGAAAGTCTTCATTCACAATAGGCAGCTTCTCAATGCAATGACGCTCCACGGAGAAGCCTACACCTGTGCCACACATAAGGATATACATAGTCTCATCAAACGCACGTGGGCTGTCCACGGGTACGTATGAGCAGTTGTATCCACCTACGTGGCAGCGGTCTAGTGCTAGTCCTGATGTCATCAATGCTCTCATGCTAGGCATGATAGCCTGACTAAGTACAGCCTCTTCTAGTTCACCCCTCAGTGAATCAGAAAGCTTATAGCCGTGATTGCTAGACAGGTGACTAGCCATGTAATCAAAATATCTTGATACAGTTTCACTCCATGTCTCCCTTCGTTGTTCATCTTCTTTCCATCTTGCATACCTAGATAATGCAATAAAGTTTTGGTAGTCTGTAGGTAATGTATTACTAATCATCTGTGTCACTCCTGTATAGTTCTTATATTTTTTATTTCCGCACCGTCAATATCGTAGAAATATTCACGTATGCTATCCTCAATTTCCTCTGCTACATTCTCGTCTGCTGGAACAGGGTATTCTTCTTCGTCTACGTTAATGGTGATGTACATTTTAACTCTTATCATCTGCCATTACCTCTTCAATCAACTTATCCAAGTACCACTTGGCTTTTTGTAAGTCCTCTAGTGGCTTATCTTTATAGTCAAACCGCCATAGATACTTTAGTATATTACCTTGAAGGTAGTACTTAAAGCCATCATTAGTAGCAGCAGATATAGCGTGAATGCACTCAATACCAGTTTGATTGTAGTGTGGTGGACTATTAACCATATCAACTGAAGGCCACATCTGTTTTGAATCTGACTTCTTCTTTCCTTGAATGATGCGCAACTCTTCTTCTTCTGTTCTGGCTTTCATATATGCTTCATGTCTACTCATGCTGACCCCTTTGTATTACTGTTAAAGTTAAGATGTACTACATTACCGTCATATGTTTTCTCCACACCTACTTCTTCTTCAAGTTCTACATCAATTTCCATTTCATTGTCAACAACATTGACAACATAATCATTTACTAAGTCACGAATACTTTTCTCTGATTCCATCAGCGGTACTGTAGATGCTACCATCTTACAGAAATGCATAACTTGGTAGTAGTCATCATCATCTAAATCATTGGACGGTTGAGAGATAATAGCAATATCAATTTCCCCATTCCATTTATTTGATGCGTCTTTAAATGGGCGAACACGTATAACGAAATCGTCCGACTCAATTGTAAATTTATTGTCATTTGTCATAGCTAACTTCTCCTTTTTACTTTCTTTAATCGGAACTCAATGAAAGATGGATGTGTGTTCTTACCCTTTTCTTTAAGCCAATCTTCTGGAATTATGCGGTCATAGTATCTAAAGCCTTTCTTAATACACCACTCTGCGTATGTACTCTTCGCTCCTTTACGTAGCTTGCTATTACTATTAGTAAATACGAAGCGTATGTCAAGAGTGGGATGTTGTTTCTTAATAGCCAAATGCTTTCTTCTGTCAGCCGCAGTAAACAGTCCCTTAGTCTCAATTATTATACCGTTGTCTAACACGAAGTCAGGAGTATAGGTGCGGTAGGCTAGGTCTTCCCACTCAATCTTAATACACTCGTATCCATACTTTACGTTGCGTTCATTAAGATAGTCTGAGACTTTCTGCTCTAGCCCACTGCGATACCCATACTTCTTTGCCGCAGCAAATCGTTTTGCGTTAAGCATATTTATCAGCCAGCGAAATATAGTGAACCATCTTTGGTTCTTTAGCTTGAGACATTACTGCTGGTTTTTCAATCATGTCAGGCCAACAGTCATACTTGTACGAACAGAAATTACAGTTTTTATTTAGTACTGTGTTTCCTGTCTCTTTGCCCCGGAACTTCTCTACCTCTGGTTCAAAGCAACGCTCAAATAAATTGTCATCTATTTTAGAGACTGTCTCTTCCACTTTCTTTAACTCTGCGTCTAAGTCCATAGTGTATGCTGGTACATACTTAAAGTCACCTGTAGCTTTATTGACTACCCACCAACCACCAACTTTCTTATTGGCAGCTTTAGCATAGCCAGCTAATTGTGCTACATAACCAAATCCATCTGACTCTTTTAGCGTCTCAAAAGAATCGAACTTGTTAGTATAGGACCAATTAGAAGCGGATTTAATATCATCAACAGCACCATCAATAACAATATCGTATGTACCATTAATGGACGCTTTATCCAATTCCAAAGTGACGTTTTCTGGTTCCTCATATTGCACTCCTGCCTCTTTGAGTAAACCTTTGAAGACAGCTTCAACAATGTCTCCAAGCATCATGTTCATTATGAATGTTGTAGGCAGCGGTGTAGCCACTTCTGGTTTATTCTTATCATACCAAAGCTGGCATGAGGGGCGACCTATGTTAGACATACGTAGTCTGAAGTCACCCCTCGATTTACCACTACCGAATTGACGCTTTAGTGCATCTGCTATGTCATCAGCCACTTGTTTAATCGTGGTGTCATTCATAGTGGAAGTGCCTTTTACAGCACTCTCCATATATTGATGCAACGCTAGTTCAGCAGTGTGTTTCATTATGCCACCGCTTCTTCATCAATGTCGATGTCAACAAGGCCATCAACTACATCAACGTCATCGTCATCCATGTGTGCGTTAGCTTTCTCACCCCACGCATTAGCGATGTATATGTTGTAATTATCTACCCAAGACATGAAGTCAGCAAACATTCCTTGCTCTGTGTCAGTCAACTCAAGTGTCTCTGTCACATTAAGAGAGACAACAGGTACATAGTAACTACTACCGTTTGGTAGCTTACGTTCTTCTGTGTTAGCAGTGATTGCGTGTTGCACAGGAAGCCTCTTCATTTTAGCTAGTTTGTTGAAGCTATCGCCCACCAACTTAAATGCATCACGATTGTCAATCTCCCAAATGAATGGAGTACTTTCAAGTGTAGTCTTCTTGCCTTGCTCATCTACTACATCAGTCATTTCAACTGTACCGAAGACAGCGCGAACACGTTTAATCTGCTTGATTAACTCCTGTGTTTTCTCTGGCAATGCCTTAAAGTCCTTAATGTAACCCGCAGGTTTACCACAGTTAAAGCCGCCATCATTGTCCTTCAAGTCAATGTTGAGATTATCTGCCATCAAAGTCTTCACAAATTTATTAGGTATCTTGTCGTTACCTTTGATGAACCGCTTGTACATGAAGCGTTGCATGTATGGACGAATCTTGATTGAACCACCGTAGTAAGTAGGGCCATCAGGAATCTCTAGCTTGTATGTACCACCTTTTACCAGCACTTTATCTGAGCCAATAATCGGTGAATGATTAATGCGCAGCCGCGCTAGTGTGCTAGATTTTTCTTTTGAATCTACCTCACCTGCGATGCCCATTGCCTTCGCCATTGCTGCGAAGTTATTAGTGTCTATTGTTGTCAATTGTGTCATGTTTATATTTCTCCTTTTCTTAGTGAATAGTCCATAGTTATATCACGCTACGTCTTTTACGTCAAGCCAATTATTGCCTATTTTTGATTCCAAAAGAAGAGGAACATTGAAGGTAATACCCCACCGCATAGTGATTAAACTAGGTAAGTCTATGTTAGTATTATTTATTACTTCAATAACTGCTTGCTCTTCATCTGGGTGTACATCAATCACGATGCTGTCATGCACTGTATTTACTACACAAGACTGCATTGTGTCAAGCAATTTATCTATATGTAATAACGCTATTGGTACAATGTCAGCCGTAGCGAAAGACTGCACCGGGTAGTTCTTTATCTGAGTAAAGTGCGTTACTTTGCCTGTTGCCTTACGAACAACATCAGGAAAAGCAAATTCTCTACCACTTGGCGTTATAATCTTGTTAGTGTTCACAGCTTCTTTAGCCAGTTGGGTATGCCAAACGGCAACTCCTTCGTACTTCTCCGTGAAGTGCTTGTAGTATTCTGCTTCTGCTGGCGTTCTGCCATAGCCTGTTGCTCCATATAGTGGAGCAAACGTATGCGCTTTCGCATCCTGTCTACTCGTAGGCTGACCAGCATCACTAATAACTTTAGCGGTGTATGAGTGTACATCAAATCCAGTAGATACTTCTTCAATTGCTACCTCGTCTTGTGATAAGTAAGCGGCAGTACGAAACTCAAGCTGCGCAAAGTCAGCTTCCATTACCTTACCACCATCAAATCGTGACACAAATACTTTCTTTACAGGGAACGTACCGCCACGTGGCATGTTCTGCATGTTAGGGTCTGCACCAGAGAAGCGACCAGTTGAAGTGCGATGCTGTAGCAACCGTACATGCAGCTTTCCGTCCTGCTTGGTGTGCATACTGATCCCCTCAACAAAGGATGACAGGTATGTATCAACTGCACTGAGCCTACGTACTTTATATAAGAAGTCTACAGCGTCAGTCATGCCACGCTGCTTGGCGGCAGACTCTAGCAACTCTAGGTTCTGCTTGCTGGTGCTGAAGCCGTTGGCACTTGCCCACTTGGATGCAGGGGGCTTGAACTTTAGCCCCGCCAAATCCATAGTAGGTACAAGCAGATAACCCCGCCCACTACCGTTCTTACAGCTTGTGGTTCTAGCAAATGGTGTTCCAT